TGGCGAACGAAGGAATTCGTGATGCTGTAATTGACGGAAAAACAAAAATAGATGAAGCTGTTAATCAGCTTGAAGTCGCTAACAAGGAGATCAATAATCTTAGCGAAGAGAATAAAAAGCTTAAAGCTGCCGTTCTCTTAGAAACGAAAGTTTCTGATCTCGATGAAACTAAGAAAAAGTATATGAAAAAGATGCTTTCTCAAAAGTCATACGAGTTCATTAAAGAAAATTTCGATTACACGCTTAAGATGTTTGACACCGCCGAAGTCGAGCGACTTGGAAATCTAAAGAAAGAAGCAATTACAGAGACAGTTACAAAAGAAGTAGATCGCCCTGTAATAGCTGAATCAACCGAATTAAAAGAAAATAATGATCCCTCTTTTAATTCTTACCTAAGCGAATTAGGTAAATACTAAGTTTTTCTTGATTTCTGAGGGCTATGCCCTGAAAAGAATTAAATTAAGGTCGACAATATAATAAGGAAAAATTAATTATTATGTCAAAACAAATCCGTCCTACACAGGCTTACATTGATGAGTCACGCGCTAAGGTTCTTCTCGAGAAGTGGGGTCCAGTATTGAACTACTCTTCCGATAACGTTCGCGCGATTGAAGACGATCACACACGCTTAAACACTGCTATCCTTTTGGAAAACCAAGAGAAGTGGTGCTTTGAGGCTAACAACGTTGCTGGTGGTACAAGTAATGTATTCGGTGGTCCTGCTGCTGGTGCCGGTTACTATGGTAACCAGTTCCCTTCACAGAATGACTCCGCATACGCCGCTGGTGATGCACGTCTTCCTAAGATCCTCATCCCAATGATTCGCCGTACGTTCCCTGAGTTGATCACTAACGAAATCGTTGGTGTTCAGCCCATGAGCGGCCCAGTAGGTCTTGCTTTTGCTTTAAGATATAAGTACGAAGGTTCATCCCTCGGTACACAGGTCAACGGCGGCGACGGCTCACTCGGTACAACCGATAATGCCTCACCTGCTGCTGCACAATCATCTGGTGCCGAATTGGGCTACCAATACCTTGATACCCGCTTTACTGGTACGTCTGCCGGAACTCTTTCCGGTAACTCGTATTTCTCAGTAGTGCCTCAGGATCAGGGTGTTGCTCAATTGCTCAGTCAGTTTGAGCTAACTTCAAAGATTCCTCAGATTGTTGTAAGTTTCGAAAAGACTGCTGTTGAAGCAGGTACTCGTAGACTTGCCGCACGCTGGTCTGTAGAGTTAGAACAGGATCTTAAGAATATGAATGGCATCGATATCGATACCGAACTCACAAACGCTATGTCGTATGAGTTGCAGGCCGAAATCGATCGCGAAATGATTATTCGTATGATCCAAACCGCCCTTAATGCCGGATTAGGAACAGGCTTCTCAGTCTGGTCTCCTGCTTCTGCAGACGGTCGCTGGCTCGTTGAACGTAATCGTGACTTCTATCAGAGACTAATTGTTGAGGCTAACAGAATTGCTGTTCGTAATCGCCGTGGTGCTGCCAACTTTATCGTTGCAACTCCTCGCGTTTGCGCCATCTTGGAAATGCTCCCTGAATTTCAGTGGGTACCAGTCCAGGGCAATGTTAACACTCAGCCAGTTGGTGTCGCAAAGGTAGGCTCACTTGGCGGTCGTTTTAATGTTTATCGTGACACTCGCACAGAAGCTCAGTTCGAAGCCGGTGCAGGTGGTAACTTTGCTGGTAAGGGTCCATTCCCTGCCGGTACTACCCGCCAGGCTCCTCGTCTTGAGTATGCACTCCTTGGTTACAAGGGTCCTGAATTCTATGACACTGGTATCATCTATTGTCCATATATTCCGGTCATGGTGCAGAGAACGATTGGTCCTAATGATTTCTCACCTCGCGTTGGTCTATTAACCCGTTATGGCGTTGTAGATAACATCTTTGGTGCGAATCTTTACTACCACGTTATCATTGTGTCTGGTCTCGGTGTAGCATTTACGCCTGGAACACAGTCAGTCTACTTCTAAAAAAGAAGTTGGGATTAACGAAAAGAAAGCAGTCTTTCACCCGGTCCGTCCCGGGAGCTTTAAAAAAG